TATCTAATTGATTCGTAAGTTGGCATATTATTTCTCCAGTAGTTTCCATCCGTAAGTTGCACCAGAATACACTAACGCAAATGCTGCGCCTTCTGTTGCCACCGTAAGATCGCTTGTTTGTCCGTCTATTTTATGACTATTTCTTCCTACAGTCAAATTGTGGGTGTCAAAATTATTTGCTAAATCCAAGAATCTAACTTCATCACCTACCGATGCTGTGGCAGGTAAAGTTATTGTAAAAGCTCCACCTGTTGTATTTGCAAATATTTTATCTCCAGCAAAAGCTGTATACGTTGATGTTTTTGTTACCCAATCACTACCTTGTGTTTGTATTTCATACCAGTTAGTGCCGTCAGTAGTTATAAAAACATTACGACCAGGATTGATAACAAAAGTATTACCACCACCACCTAATCTAGCTGTAATTTTGTGTGACGAGCTTGCATTTCGTAAGAAATACATCTTTTCTACAGCAGGAAATTGTATAATAAAATCTGAACCATGTCCTGTAAAGACGATTGCTGCTTGTCTTGCTTCGTTATCAGCCTGTGTTTGTGGGCCGTTGTTCGTGGTTAGTGTATAAGGGCTAGATGAAGCCGCTAGATTTTTCGTGTATACACCAGCAATAGAGTGTTCTAATGACTGTGAAAAGTTATTATTAGTCGTATTACCCCAAGCATTCGCTTGTTCACCTGATCCAATAAGTTCTATCTTTAGTCTAGTTGAATATGTTGATGCCATTATGCTGCCTCCTGCCAGACCATTGTAGCACTATCATCCACTTCTGTCCATGCGTAAACTGCTTCGCTATCACTTACAGAGGCTGTCATTGATAGTCCAGTAACGTTTACATCAGCATTTAAGTTTATTTGTGGTGTACCTACAGATATACCAGCCAATAAAGTATTAGGTGCAACAGTTACATTAGCTGCTGCTGTTACCGATCCGACAGCTGAAGACATAGCTTGACCAGTTACATTTACAACTGATGTTGGTAATGGTGTTACTGCACCAAGAGATGCTGTAGCGGTTAGACCAGATAATAGTACGATTGTTTTATCACTTGCAATAACAGTGCCAACTGCAGAGCTCATAGCCTGCCCTGTTACATTGACAGTTACTGCACCTCCTGCTCCCACTGATCCGAGAGCCGAGGACACAGATTGTCCAGATACAGCTATCTGTACGTTACCAGATGTTGATACAGCGTGATTACCTAGAGCGGATGCTACATTGAATCCACTGACCCCTA